ACCACTGCGGGATGAGTTGTTCGGCCTTTTCCGCGCCATCGGTTTCGATCGACTTGTCGCGCAGGCCCTGGAACAGCCGCTTGAGGTAGTAGCCCAAGCTGGACAGCTGGCGCGGCATCGGCATGGCGAACTCCACCGCGCCATCGCCCTCGGCGAACTGCGGCCGCTGCAAGCCCTTCACCGCCGGCGGCTGCGCGCCCAGGAAACCAATGTGGCGCGGGTAGAAGTGGCCGGGCTTCGGGTTGCCCGGCGAATCCGGCAGGTACACGGACAGGCTGATGTTGCTGAAGCGCTGCGCGTTGACCATCTCGGCGAATTGCGCGTCCACCGCTTCGGGTGTTGCGAACACCTCGCCACCGTCGCGACTGAAGCAGGCGGCCCAGCCATAGGCCGCGTCATCGATCTTGGGATGACCGACGACCAGCGGCGCGCGGGACAGATGCGGGTCGTAACTGTCCACCAGATCGGCAACATCGGCCTCACTGAAGGCGTAGGCGTTGCCGTCGGTGGCGGTGTGCGTTCCTGCGCGGAAGACGTGGAGGGTTGCGGCGGGCTTGTTCATGGCCCGCACTTTCGGCCTGCGCCGCAAAGGTGTCTCGGAACAGAGGTTCCGACGCTTCACGCGCCCGCGCGAGGTGGATGCCGCTTTGCCCCGCCAGACTGCGACCGCCGAATGCGGCTGGATGCGCCTGTGTCGCGTTATAACGCGCCGCGTGGGGTAACGGCCGTGGCGTCGCCGCGCTCGGCCCCCACAAGGGCCTCAAATCGCCGCGCGTTCAATCGCCGGCAAGTGCCTCGCCCAGGTGGTCGGCGACGATGTTCTGCAGCTCGGTTTCGTCTTCCATCGAAATGCCCAGCCACGGACGCGCGGGCAGCGTGATGTCGTAGGCATCGACGGTCGCCCACTGCTCGTGGTCCACATCCTTGCTGCCGGCGCGCGCGAACACCTTCATGCGGTTCGGCTTGTCCTTGCCGAAGGCCAGCTTGCGCGAGTGCGCGGCGCGGTGGACCGTGCCGCCGAACTGGTGGATGGCGCCGTAGGGCGCATTGGTGCCGACCAGCAGCTCGTCCTGCCCGGCCTCATAGCTCAGCTGGTCGCCCAGCATGTGGAAGTCGAACTTTAGGATCGGCACGCCGGGGCGCTTCTTCTGCTTCCAGCGCGCGTAGTCCGGCGACAGCGCGCGCCACTTGTTGCCGTTCGGGTCCTCCTGCAGCGCCGCGCGATCGCGCGTGCTGCGCAGCAGGTATTCGCCCATGTCGGCGAACAGTATCTGCCGGTCTTCACCACGCAGGCGGCCCACCAGCCGTTTCAGCGCGGGGCTGGCGGTGTTCTTGGTGATCTGTACGCGTGCACCGGCCATGCGTTACTCCAGGCTCCCGCGCAGCAGCGGCAGCTGCTCGAGCGGGCGCAGATCGTCCAGCATCGAAACCCCGCGCACTTCCGGAACGGCGCCAGTCACGCCCACGCGCGCCAGCAGCAGGCGTTTACCCTCGGTGGCCACATAGAGCAGCTCGGCGCGTGATGCGTCCCACAGCACCGCCAGCGGGCTGCGCAGATAGGCCGGAAGCTCGGACAGCGCGGCGGCGCTGGCGCCGCTGGCCAGCGACTGCAGCACCTCGGCGTCACGAATGGCGATGGCCGCGGTGGCGGCGGTGATACCGCGCGTGGCCATCGCCTGCTGCAGCGCGCCGTCCAGCATCCCGACCATGTAGCGCGCGCCCTGCCACGACCCGCCGGCGGCGTACGCCTGGAACTCCGCATAGCCCGCCTGCAGCGCGTCCTGGGCGCGGCGCAGATCGAAGATCTCCCGCAGGGCCGACTCGGCGGCCGCGGCCGGCAGGCGCGTACTCTTGCGCAGGGCGTCCTGCGCGGATTCGGCCAGGGTGCGCTGCAGCGCCGGCGGCGTGCGCGGCGCCTTCGGGCCGCCCTTCGGCCAGGTGTCCAGGCTGCTGCCCGGCGCGTAGGCGAAGCCGGGGTCGATGCCCTCGACCGTGCGCACCAGACGTGGGCCGCCCGGGCTGCGCTGGCCCACCATCACGTCCACCCATTGCAGCTGCAGCGGTTCGTCCGGGCCGGTCTTGCCCAGCTTCTTCAGGTCGCGGTCGTTGAGCAGCTGGGTGTAGCACTGGCAGCCCCAGCCGTTTTGTGGGTGGATGGTCAGCCACACCGGGTCGTCCACGTGCCAGATCTTGCCGTCCCAGCTCTTGTGCACCGGGCGCGGGTGCTCCACGGCGTCGCTGTGCTTGTACTGCTTCCACGGCCGCAGTTTCTTGAGCTGCTGCTCCTGGTGCCAGCGGCCGGCGTTGTAGCTCTGCCGCAGGTTGGTCTCGTAGATGACCCGGCTGCGCCAGTTGCGTCCGCCGTTGTAGTCCCAGCCGTGCTTGGCCACGATGCTGTCGAAGCGGGCGCGGAACTGCGCCAGGGTCTCGCCGTCCTCTTGCGTTGCGCGCACGGCATCGCGCAGGTCCGCGACCAGCTCGATGCGGTTGGCGCCGGCGGCCATGAAGCCGTTATCGTGTTCGGCCTCCCACAGGTCCAGCCAGCTGTCGGTCAGGACGTTGGTCTTCTGCCGGAAGAAGGCGATCTGCTGCTTGAACGGCAGCGACCCGTAGGCGACCGTGGCCATGTCAGCCCTGCATCAGCTCGTAGCGGCCCGCCAGGTGCGCCGCGGTCATGGCCTCGGCGAAGGCGGCGGCGTAGTCGTCCAGCTCCAGGTCGGCGGCCAGCGCCAACAGCCCGGCCTCCAGCTCGGCGAAGTCGGCGGCGCTGGCCACCAGCGCCTGCACCTTGCCGTTCCACGCCTTGCCGGTGCCGGCGATGCGGGCGTCCAGCTGGCGGCCCATCCGCACCTCGATCGCGTCGTCGCCCTCGGCGAACTGCACGCCATGCCGGCGCAGCAGGTTGACCACTCCGCGGCCCACGTCGGCGAAATCGGCGCCGGCAACGGCGCTGGGGGTTCCGGCCACGCCCGGTGGCATCGCCTGCGGCGCCTGGCGTTCTTCCCACTGGCCGCCATAGGTTTCCTGCACGTAGGCCAGTGTCGGGCGGAAGCCCCAGCGCTGGATCTTGTCGTCGCGCTCCGCGCGCTGGTTGAGGTCTTCGTCCTTTTCAGTCACCCGCCAGACGCGGGGCAGCTCGGCATCCGGGAAGTTCCAGGCCATGAGCTGCGGGATGACTTGCTGGTTGAAGCTGTCGCAGACCAGGTCGGCATCGGCCTTGATGATGTCGTCGCGCACGTCGCCTTGCAGGTCTTCGTTGCCCAGCTTGCCGGGCGTGCCCTGCGTGCTGGCGGTCTGGCCCAGCGTCGCCTTCTGGATGGCGGAGTTCATGGTGTCGTGCAGGGTCTTGTAGTCCGCCGTGCCGCTGCGTGCGGCCTCCAGCAGCTCCAGCTCCATGCCGCTGGGGATGATGACGCCGCTGTCCTGGTGGATGGCGCGCGTGGCGGCCAGCAGCGCGGACTTCTCAGCGTCGCTTGCATCGGCGGTGTACTTGCCCAGCCCGGTGGGCATGCCGAACTTTTCCAGGAAGGTCAGCCAGAACTTGATGCCGTTGCGCTTGAACAGCACCGGCCAGTAGAGCCAGTGCGCCAGCCCCAGACCGTACGGCTCGTCATCGTGGTCGGCGCCGCAGCAGAAGTCCCAGAAGTAGGGCCGGTCGCACGGCTCGCCTTCGTACATGCTGGACTGCGTGAGCAGGCGCAGGCCGCCGTCCTTGCCGTAGCGGAAGCGGCGGCGGTTGCGCACCTTGATGGCGCTGATGCCGATCTTGCCCTCGTCGACGCCGTAGATCAGCTCGGCGACCGCGTAGCCGTAGAACACGCCGAACAGCATCTTCTCGGTCACGTTGTCCCAGCGCAGCTTCTGCAGCTGGCCTTGCAGCCACTCCGCGGCCTGCTTGTCCTTGCGGCGCTCGCCGCCGGCGTCCACGCGCCACTCGCACTGCACCACCGCCGACTGGCGCTGCCCGAACGCGGCCTTGACCTCTTCGTCGCTGCGCACCTGCTCGTAGATCAGCAGGTCACCGCCGCGGTTGCGCAGCACGCTGTCGAACGGGGTCAGCAGCGGGCCGGTGAAACCGCGAGTGATGTCGCGGCCGTCGCCGGTGGTGGCGATCTCGCGGTTGAGCTGCGGGCGCGGGGTGTTGGTCAGGTCGTTCACAGGAAGCCCTCGAAGTCATTGCCGCCGCCGATGCCGCCGAAGCCGCTGCCACTGAAATCGCCGCCGCCGGCGAAGGCGCGGCGGCCTGTGGACTGGAATTCGATCGGGGCGGCCGGCGTCGCCGCGGCATGCACCGCCAGCGCCAGCGCCCAGAAACGGTCGGCGTGGCCGTCCGGCGTCCGCTCGGCGGTGAAACGGATGTTGCCGGCAGCGGTGGTCTGCTTGGTCACACTCCGCAGGTCGCTGCGGATGACCGGGTCGTACGGAATGCGCAGCTTGCGGTCCTGCATGGCGCCGCGCAGCGGATACGCCAGCTCTTCCTTGACCTTGGGTGTGAAGGTCACGCCTTCGACGCGGGTCTCGCCGAAGCGGCGCTTGGCGTCATCCGTCCAGCCGATGCCCAGGCCCGTGTTGTCGAAGCAGGTGCGGCGGCAGCGCGCGATCCACGGCCAGATGATGGCGTCCTGCTGGGGCTTGGTCATGTTGGCCAGGCATTCCACGTGGCGGGTGTAGAGCACGTCGCCAAGGCGCTCGACCACCCACAGCACGGTCAGGTCCTTCTTGCGGCCCACGTCCACGCCCAGGTACAGCTCGCGGCCTTCGATCAGCTTCCAATCGACCAGCTGGCCGTATTCGCAGCTTGCGATCAGGTCGTATTCGAGGAACGCCACGTCGTCGTCAGCCGGGACGCACATGTACTCCTGCTGGAACGACTCTTCATCGACGCAGCCGCTGCGCACGTATTCGAAGTAGGCGGCCTCGTCCATCTCCTGGCGCGGATCATCCGCGGCGAGCTTCTGCTGCAGCTTCCACAGCAGGCCGGCATTGAGGGCGTCCTCCAGCGTCACCCGGTGCAGGCTGATGCCCTTCGGATTGCCGCCCTCGCGGATCTCGCGGATCAGCTGGTTGAAGAAGTTGTGGCTGCCACGGTGGGTGCTGAACGCCTCCAACTGGCCGCCCCAGGTGATGCCCGGATAGGCGATGGCCCACAGTTTGCGGGGATCCTTGTGCAGGGCGAATTCGTCCAGCACGCGCCCGCCGCGCTTGCCGGCCTGCGCATCGGGGTTGCTGGACATGCTGTGTATCACGCGGTCATTGAGGAACCGCAGGTCGTAGCTGGTCTGGCGCTGATCCCCGTCCAGTGCGCGCTCGCCGAAGTCGGCCGCGCCCAGGTTGAGGATGTCCGCCCACAGCTTGCAGTCGTCGATGAACAGCCGCGCCTGCATCTCGTCGCGGCTGCTTACCCACTGGTCAAACTTCGCGCCCTTCATCGCCGTGCGACGCACGCACGCATAGGCGCTGGTCCAGGACCAGCCGATCTGGCGCGACTTCTCCGCCAGCTTCAGGCGGCTGCGGTCGTTGATCCACTTCGACTGCGGCGTCAGGAAGATCGCCTGCCGGTCGGCGGGAATGCTGCGGGCGTTGCCCATGTCACACCACGCCCTGCAGGCGCCGGTCGATGGCCGCCAGCGTTTCCTCCGATACGCCGGCGCCCTCGGCCATAAGGCGCACTTCCTCGCGGGCGGCGGCCAGCTTGCCGCGCACCTCCTGCGCCCACTTGTTCCGCGTCACGCTGGCGCGGGTCAGGGTGGCGATGTTCTTGGCGGCCTTGCCCAGGATCTCGATCTTGGTGGCCGGGTCGGTTTCTTCCTCGGCCTCCTGCAGCGCCAGCAGGCTCTCGAAGATCTCCGTCTGCACCAGGCTGATGATCGCGTTGCTGCGGTCGTCGGCCTCGTCCGGGGCCGCGGCGGTGATCAGCTTCGCGGCCTCGGTGCTGGTCTTGATGGCTGAGAGGCGGCGCTCCAGGTTCTTGCCGTAGGCGCCCACGGCGGACTTGCCGATGCTGTAGCCCTTCTCGGCCAACCACTCGGCCAGGGCGACGTAGCCGCCGAAGCCGTTGGCCAGAATCTTGCCCTCCAGCTCGCGACGCACGTCCTCGTCCAGCAGGTCGATCTTGCTCGGCGGCGGCATGGTTCAGCCCACCTTCTGCGGGCGGGCGATGCCCGGCTCGCAGGCCACGGTGTATTCCACGATGTCCACGCCGTGGCGCTCCAGCGTGGCGAACCAATGGCCGGTGTGCCGGTTGCTCACCTCTACCAGCCGGCGGTCTTCTAGGTAGGCCAGCTCGCGGCGAATTTCCTGCTGGGTGGCATCGCTGTACAGGCCTTGGATGGTCATCAGCAGCACGCCCTCGTTGGTACCGTCAGGGCGTGCGTTGTCCAGCGCGCGCAGCAGAATCCAGCGGATGTGCTCGCGCCGGCGCTTCACGATGTCGATACCGTCAATCACGATTGCCCCCCTTGATGATGCCAGCGCGCGACGCGCTCATTGATCAGATCCAACTTGCTTTCGATGATGGTCTGGTTGCGGATGTAGTCCTCGCGTCGGACGTAGCGTTCTGGCAGCTCCAGCCGCAGCTGCACCAGGTCATGCTCGACGCGGTTCCAATTGCGGCTTTCGTCTTCCAGCACCTCAAACTTCATAGCCAGCCGCTGCTCGAACTGCCGCAGCAGCAGGCGCAGCAGAAAGGCAAACGCCCCGGTCAATACGCCCACCACGGAAGAAATCATTCCCACCAGCTGCCATAACTCGATGCTCAGGGTCATGGTGTGCCCCCGCTGTCGCGGGCAGTGAGACTGGCGCCGGCACTCAGTTTCCCGGCGCTGGCGCGGTCTTGGTTGGCGCGGTCTTTCAGGGCCTCCCAATGCACCTGCCAGAGCAGGCCATCCAGCGCGCATACGGCCGGCGTGCCGTCTTTGTAGCGGCAGTTCCGCGACGGCGGTGCCGGGGCAGGCAATGGCTCGGTCAGCGCGGCCGGCAGCGGCGCATAGGCGGTGACCGGCACCTGCACCAGCTCAGTGCGTACCAGCGGCTGGCGCATCGCCCCACAGGCGCTCAGCCACAGCAGCACACACAGGCAGGCGGCGTAGCGCATCACAGTCTTCATCGGTTTCTGCCTTTTGGGTCAGGGTTTCCAGCCGCTTATCCGCGGCGCGTTGCAGCGCAACCAGCCGGGCCGCGCGGGCGGCCAGCTCGGCCTGCGCGGCGCGTTCAATGTCCAGCCGGCGCTCGGTTTCGGCGGTCAGCGTTTTGCGCAGGGATGTCAGCTGGCTGGCGTTGCCCTGGTTCACGGACTTGGCCAGCGAGAGCTGGTCTTTCAGCGTGCTGATTTCCGCGCCTTGATCTGCCAGCCGTTTTGCGCTGCGGCTTTGGGCAATGTCATAGCCA